CTGCCTTGAGAATATCCTCACAGCATCGACCCGGCAACGCACGCAATACATCAAGGACTTGTTAAAATGAGCGAGCAATACCTTCACGACTTACCTTCCGACCACCGGCTAAGGAACGTCGCCATCCAGGACATTGATGTCAGGATCCGCTGCCGTCACACAAAGACGACCCGCGATCCGCGCACTTGGAAGATCAAGGGCGATACCTACAACCGCCTGGGCGACTCTTGGAAAACCAACTTCGACTTTATCATCCAATGAGAGACTTCGATGTAGCCTTCACGATGATCGAATACGGCGGGTCATTCGTTCGCAAACTAGGCGCCGCGGCGCTGGTGGCCGATCCAGAAAACCTGGCGAAGATCAAGGCGGCCTGGCCTGAGTACTGGTCGCAGTATGACAGAATGGCAAAACAGCTTTCGGAGGTTGAAAAGCAATCCTCCAAGTAAACAACAACAACACAACACAGCAACAACATGGGAATCACAGTATCAACAAAACAAACAGGCGGCACCTTTACACCGTGCCCTGAGTACACCGGCCGCGCGGTGTGCGTCGACATCACACCGCTAAAGACCTATGAGACAGAGTATGGGCCTAAGCAAAAGTTCAAGATCGCGTTCGAGCTCGATCTCCTGGACAAGTCTCGAACCCCGGTGCAGCCCTGGGTGGTCATGACGGCGCCGATGACCGCCAGCCTGCATGAGAAGGCCGGCCTGACCAGGTTCCTTCGAGATTGGCACGGTCGGGCCCTTACCGCCGAAGAGACCACCAGCCTCGACCTGGACAGCCTCATCGGCCGACCGGCTACCGTGGTGATCGTCCATGAGCAGAGCCAGGACGGCACCAAGACGTTCTCGAACATCAAGCTGATCATGGCTCACAAGAACGGCGAGCCGCTCAAGCCCTCGGGCCTGTGGATCCGCATGGAAGACAGGCCGCCCAAGGATGACGACCAGGTGAAGACGGTGGTGCCGGCTACCGCGGCGCCGGTCAAGATCTCGGATGTGAAGGTGCACGTCGGAAAATTCAAGGGCGTGCCGATCTCCGAGCTGACCGACGACGCTGTGCAAGGCCTAGCCGAGCGCTGGCTGCCTAAGGCTAAGATTAGCCCGGGCAAGACCCAGGAGGACATCCAGCTCATCGCTGCCATCAACGAGCGCCTGGAGCAGATCAACGCCAAGAACCAACCAGACTTCGACGACGTGCCCTTCTAATGAAACCCAGGAAGCCCTACGTCAAACTGGTCGACAAAGTGCCCGAGGTGGTGCGGATGCGCTCCGAAGGCAAGACCCTCGAGGAGATCGGGAAGCACTTTAACCTGTCTCGCCAGCGCATCAAACAGATCGAGCAGTCGGCCGAGATACACGAGGAGATCCTGCGACAATGGGGATTCCCGTTCACGGTCAGGACGTTTAACACCCTTGAGCGCTTGTGCGTTAAGAGCCGCGACGAGGCCTTGCAGCTCTACAACACCGGCCACCTTCGACCAGGAGCTGTCCGCGGATTTGGGTGGGTTTCCTACTTCGAGATCTGTGAATGGCTGGAAGTACCGACAACCCGGGAGCCGATTAACTTCCTCGTTTGCCCACATTGCGGCAAAAAGATCTGACCACTTTCCGGCAGCCTGTTGCTGCTGGGGACTCGTAGTGCCGGGGGCGCGCATCGGCCGACAAACGCGCAACAACTCTCAACAACTCTGACAAATGCCAGCCAATCCAAACATCTACTTTGACATTGAGACCGGGCCTCTACCGCTCGAGCAGCTCAACATCCCAGCCTTTAACCCAGCCGACGTGAAGTTCGGCAACATTAAGAACCCCGACTTGATCGCCGAGAAGCTCCAGAAGGCCGAGGAGAGCCACACCGCGGACTACATCCGCAATGCCGCCCTGGATGCCCTGTCGGGCCAGGTGCTCTGCATCGGCTACCGGGTCGATCACCAGGAGCAGAACATCCTGTGCGCCGATGCCGACGGTGAGGCCCACCTGCTGCGACAATGGTGGGCGCTGCTCAACTATTACGAGCGCCAGCCACAGCTCATCGGCTTCAACATCAAGGCCTTCGACCTGCCCTTCCTGATCAAGCGGTCCTGGCGCCACAAGATCATGACGCCCTACTGGTTGCGGAACGGCCGTTACTGGTCGGAGCTGGTGGTCGATCTCCGAGAGGTGTGGCAGCTCGGGGACAACCGGGCCCATGGAAGCCTCGCATCCATCAGTCGCCACCTTGGACTCGGTGAGAAGTCAGGCAACGGCGCCGACTTCAGCCTGCTGTGGAACACCGACCGACAGGCAGCCATCAACTACTGCATCCAGGATGTGAAGCTCACCCAGGCGGTGGCCGACATCCTGATGCCGGCCTACTAAGCGGTGGACATCCACAAGGACAGCAGATAAGGAAGACCCGTCAACGTGAGCTGTGAGAGGTGAGCGTTGAACCTTCAGAGAAAACATGATCAATCAATTTTTCCCCGTCCGTATCGTGAACGTCGCGTTGTTTCTCCGCGATTCCTCACCGCGATGCGTGACGGGGTTTTCTGTTTGAACCATGACCTATTCCGAAAAACTACAAGATCCGCGGTGGCAGAAGAAACGCCTGGAAATCATGTCCAGAGACGGCTTTCAGTGCATCAAGTGTTCCTCCAAGACCAACACGCTGACCGTTCATCACTTTTACTACATCTCAGGGAGGATGCCCTGGGAATATCCAAGCCAATCAATGGTCACTCTTTGCAGGAAGTGTCACGTTGAAGGAAACGATGATTCCTGCCCCAGGCCTTCTTACTTTTACTTGTGGGAGGTTTCCGCGTGCTTTGAGATTGGACGGCAGATTGAAATGTTGCAGCAGGACATAGATCCAGACGAGGGATGCCTGTTTTTTATTGAGCGAGCAGGGCACGAGATCGGATGGCCTCCATTTGAGATCATGCACCTTCTCAAGGATGCTGCTGAAGCTGGGATTATGACCGATGAATGGCTCGGAAAATTGAGGAACGAAGTCACGTTGGCAGACATCAAAAAGGAAGAAATCCAATGAGAATCCGATCAATCAAGCCCGAGTTCTTCCATCACGAGGGACTGTTCGAGGCCGAGCTGGAAACCAAGCTACCGCTCCGCGTGGCATTTGCTGGCCTCTGGTGCATTGCTGACCGGGAAGGCCGTTTTAAGTGGGAGCCCAGGCGCATCGGTGTGCAGGTGCTGCCCTACGATGGCGTCGACTTTTCACGCGTGCTCGACGCGTTGGCCACGCGTGCTTTCGTTCTCAAGTATCGCGTGGGTGACGCGTGCTTTGGATGGATTCCGAGCTTCCTAAAGCACCAGGTGATCAACAACCGGGAATCGCAGTCTATTCTGCCGGATCCAGAAGGAAACATTGAAGAAACGCCAATAAACACCGAGGAAATTGACGCGTGCCCCACGCGTGCCCCACGCGACGACCACGCGGGTCAAGGGGAAGGGAAGGGAAGGGAAGGGAATGGAAAGGAAGGAGTTTCGCAGAAAGCCTTGAGTCCTGACCTTGAAGCCTTTCGCCTACGAATCGGTGCTATGGTTCGTCGTCGCCACGACACCCGATGGAGCTCAAAGGAGATTAAGGCCTTGAAAGAGGTCTTTGAGCTCAACACACCGGAGGATGACATCCTACTTGTCGAAGCACGCTACAAGTCGAAGGACCCATATCTTCGACGAGATGCTATGGCTCTGCTGAACAACTGGAACGGTGAGGTCGACAAGGTTAGAAGTGGCCTTCTGCCTGGTATCGGTGAATCCCGTGCGGCCACCACCAGCACCAACATCTCGGACTACCAATGAGCGACCCCTACTTTGCCGAGGACGACGAGTTCGGCCTCCTGGGCGCCTGTCTATCCGGTGGCTCAGATGTCTGCCACGAGGTATTCGCCAAGATCCCGAGCGAGGCTCTACAGGACAGCGATCTGTACAATGTGTTCGAGATTGCCAAAGGCCTCGTTGCCAAAAGCGATCCGGTCAACATGACGACCGTGGTCAAGGAGTGGAAGCGCACGATGGGCCAGACTCCGGTGCCTTTCGAGGCTCTGAACAAGTGCGACGAGATGTGTCCGAGCCCAGCGAACTACCCGGCATTCGCTCAGGCCGTCTTAGAGGCCCACCACAGACGCCATCTCAGAACCGCTGGAGACCGTCTGATTCGCGACTCCGCTGTCTCCACCCTGTCTGTGGATCAAATCGTCGCCAATGCCGAAGCAGGGCTCACCGTCGAGGCATCCAAGGAAGAGGTGCAACCTTGCAAGTCGGTAGTCAGCCGGTTCATCGACTCTACCCAGGAGCGATTTGCCAGGAAGGGACACCTGTCCGGCATTACCTCGGGCTTCCGGCGCCTGGACGCAATGACCGACGGCTTCCAGTTCGGCGAGCTGGCCATCATTGCGGCCAGGCCAAGCATCGGAAAGACCGCCATCGCCATTGCAATAGCCCGGGCAGCATCCATCGAGCACCGGGTGCCGACCCTGTTTATATCGCTGGAGATGTCCGACGAGTCTATCGTTCGGAGAATGGTCTCTACTGTAGGATCCATTCCAATGCAGGACATCAAGACTGGCGACCTCGATGAAGGCGGAATGAAGGCCATGGCCAGTGCCTCCGCTAAGGTGGCCGGCAGCCCGATCTACTTCGTGTCCGGTTCCGGTGTGTCCGGAATCGCCACCATCACCGCGGTGATCCGCCGCGCTGTTAGGAAGTGGGGCGTCAAGCTCGTCCTAATCGACTACCTCCAGAAGATCCACGGAAGCAAGGCGGCCGAAAAGAAGACCTACGAAATCGCCGAGGTATCCGGTCGACTCAAGGCCATTGCTTCCGACACCAAGACCGCGGTGGTCGCCTTAGCCCAGCTCAACCGGGAGAACGAGAAGGACAAAGGCCGGGTGCCTAGACTCACTGACCTGGCCGACTCTGGTCAGATAGAACGTGACGCCGACCTGGTGCTGCTGCTCAACCGGGAGCGCAACCAAGCCAACGGCGAGGCCATCATCGCTGTCGCCAAACAACGAGACGGCGAGTGCGGCCTCGTGCCTCTGTGGTACGAAGGCCAGTTCTGCCGGTTCACCGACCCATCGCCCAGCTTCTAACAATGAAAATACCCTACGACCTCGACCGAGTTAAACTTCTGAACGAAGCCCCCAACCTGGTTGCCCTGGCAATCAAGCGTGGCTGGATGTCCTACCCTCGCAGCGTCAAGCTGAGTGCCTTAGGCACGCCCATCGTCGTGACCGAGGACCAGGAGCCCGACTACTACGAGATCACCGCCACCGCCCAGGATGCCGACGTGTGTCGCAAGGCCTATGACTTGCGCGAGCGTAACCTTAGCCTCGACGATGTGGCCAAGGCATGCGGTGTTGCCCGTGGTTCTGTTGCTTACATCATAGCTAAAGGCCATGAGATGTATTTAAGGCAGCAAAGGATAGAGCATAGTACAATAGATACATCTGTTAAACCTGCAAATATGTAAGGAATCTTTTGCCATATCTCCAATAACAGGTGAACGCGAGAC